TGCTCTCAAAAACGGCTCGTCGCTTCGCCATTTCACCGTCAGCGGGGTCGGCGTGCACTGGTTTTTTGAGCAAGCCGCTGACGTGGTTAACGACGGCAGCCGCGGCCTTACCTGCCGCACCTGATCGGTCGGTGAATGCGCGGCCAACCATACGTTTTTCAAAAGCGGCCTGCCGCGCAGCGTCGTATTTCGGAACGTCAGCGGTTTTACCACCAGTGGCGTGCGCTTCGACGGTTTTATGGAGCCGATTTCGCATGACGTCCTGCGTGCTCTTCAAAGTTTGTTTAGTGAGATCGTTCTTTTTCATTTGATGTGTTTCTTTTTGTTTGTTTTGTTTTTCAGGCTCACGGGAGCGAGTTTCATTATTGTGTTTGGCGCGGGCCAGACGGTTGCGAGGCATTGTGTAAATATTCGTAAAATTAGCGTGGGGAGATGTGAAATCTGACTGCCTCACTATGGACATGGACGGCAACGCCACGGCATGTAATTGCGAAATATACATATTCCACGCGACAAACGTGAGTATAGAGTGGATGGAAACCAAAACAATCGCGAGCCGAAGTGTGTCACGGTAGACGCCACGTAACATGTCACGCACATACTGGCGATGATAACACACCATAAGTGCAACGAACAATAACGGAGCTTCGGAAAACAACGATGCAAAATTCCACCAGAAATGTACGGCCAACCGTTCGGAAAACGTACCAGAACGAAAGAAGTGCACGAACTTGGAAACACCGATAGCGACGGCGCCGAACCAGACGGATGCGTTAATCAAACCAGTGGGCGCCGGCGTAGTGGACCACCACCACCACGTCTGCGCCAATTCAAGAATGGTTATCAGCAAACGTGGCAGCGTTCGCGCTTCACCGCCTAACGCAAGTTCTTCGTAAACTGGTGCAAGCAAAACGTGTATCGGCTGCAAAGCGAATAAGAATTGGAACATCGCTAGAAAATTGGCGGCGATCGGGGCGAACACGGACGACGCCAACGGGCGCCCTATCAACTTATCAGCGACCAGTACGGCATTTATACCTTGAACACAATACGGCAACACTTCGGCTGTGTTGTACTGCTGTATAACGGGCTCGCTTTTGAACTGCGGATAGACACGTTGCATAAACTCGCCATAACGCGGCGAGACGTGAGCGACGGTGGTGGTGTCAATGGCGAATGGCGGCGCTACGTGTTTGCGTTCGTCGGCGAATTTCAAGCGTATGGGACGCAACCCGGCAGTGAGGCGCAACACACCTTTAACGCTATCACGCATCACCGGCACATGGTTGACCAACGCAACCATGCCGAGCGCGGCGCCGCGCAACATAGCGTGACCTTTGGCAGTGCGCGGTTTGCAGGGTGGACGCACGAATGTGCCGAACCGCGATAAGAACCGGCCAATTTTCGGTGCGGGACGGATCGTTTCAACGCCGTCAACCACGGCTGGATACATACGTTGGGAGCAAAACGTGGCTTCAAAAACGTGCTTTCGACTTTCAAGCTCAATGGTGAACCCCAATTCAGCAGCATACTTAACGTCGTACTTCATGC